CGATCTGTCACGCAGAGATTTTTTTCAACGATATGAATGACATGGAACAGCAACCTACCGTGACACCTAAGCTAAAACGCAAAACCAACAATCCATATGGCCGACCGCCAGCCCTGCAGGTCATCACCGAGGAACAACTCGCTGGTGGACTGTTGCCGTTGGATTACATGCTCGCGGTTATCCGTGACCCGAATGCATCACAACTACGCCGTGACAAGTTGGCGATTGCGGCGGCACCCTATTGCCACCCCCGGCTGACCGAGCCGCAAAAGATCGGCAAAAAGGATCGGGTGGAAGAGGCGGCGGCGACGGCTGGCGGGGCCGGAACCGAGTGGTCTGACGACCTCGAGGTTAATCAGGTTAACTGATGCGGTGAGGTTTGAGATGCGCCTGCGCGTCGAGCAGATGGATTTTCGTCGCGACCGCACAACGGGCGGTTGGATTTGCTGCAAGGGCAAGTATCGCGTTCGGATCGTTCCCGACCAAATCCATCATGGGATGTGGCGGGTTCTTCGTCCTGATGGCACGCCCTCCGAAATGGTCAATCTCACGCGCGCCAAAGACGCGGCCTTTGGTCTGGTCGAGAGTATGCTTTTCGTCCGAGCGCAAGTGCCCATTTTATCGGCTTCAAAAGAAGCCGCCGTCGCGCCTGATGCGTTTTAACGGCCCGCCTTGCTCCACCTAACCCCCATCCTCGACGACGCACCAGCCGTCTTGGCTGATTCTCGGCCACCGGCGGTAACCGACGACTGGGACACGAGCTGCCCGGACTGGGAGGAGCGGATTCTGGACGGCCGCAGCCTGGTCCCGGATCTGCCGCTGTACGAGGGCGAGGCGGCGAAGGCGCTGCGGTGCTTCAAGCGGCTGCGGTTGCCGGACGTGATCGGGACGCCGCGGCTGGGCGAGGTCTGCGGCGCGTGGTTTTTCCCGATCGTGGCGGCGCTGTTCGGGTCATACGACCGGGCCAACAATATCAGATACATATCCGAGGTCTTTCAACTTATCCCGAAGGGCAACTCGAAGAGCACGAACGGCGGCGCGGTGATGCTGACGGCGCTGATCATCAACCCGCGTCCCTCGGCGGAATTCTTGTTCGTTGCGCCCACTATCGAGATTGCCAGCATCGCGTATCGGCAGGCGAAAGGCACCATCCGGCTTGATCCCGAACTGTCGAAGATCCTGCATGTGCAGGACCACATCCGCAAGATCACCCATCGGCAGACTGGCGCGAGCCTGCAGATCAAGGCGGCCGACACCGATGTGATCACCGGCTCACTCGCGCTCGGCACCATGATCGATGAAACCCATGTCTTTGCCAAACGTGCGAACGCGGCGGAAATCTTCATCGAGTTGCGCGGCGCGCTGACCAAGCGGCCGGATGGGTTCCTCTTTCAGACGACCACCCAGAGCAAGGCACCGCCGTCGGGCGTGTTCGCCTCCGAACTGGCGATGGCGCGTGCAGTGCGGGACGGCAAGACGCGGATGCCGCTCCTGCCGGTGCTGTACGAGCTGCCGGATCGGCTGGCGCGCGATGGCGGATGGAAGGAGCGCAAGTACTGGCCGCTGGTCAACCCGAACCTGGGGCGCTCGACCAACGAGAACTTCCTCGCGCGGGAGATCGTGCGGGCCGAGGCTGACGGGCCGGCGGCGATTGCATTGATTGCATCGCAACATTTCAATGTCCAAGTCGGGATGAGCCTGCGTGCCGATGGTTGGGCTGGTGCGAATTATTGGTCCCGCGGGGTCGCGGAGGGGCTATCGCTTGATGGCGTGCTTGCGCGCTCGGAGGCGGTGGTCATCGGCATCGACGGCGGCGGGCTTGACGACCTGCTCGGCATTGCCGTGGTCGGACGCGAGAAGGATACGAAAACCCATCTTGCTTGGACGCATGCGCTGATCTCGCCGGAAGGGCTCGATCGGCGGAAAGCTAATACCGGGTTTTATGAAAGGTTTCAGGCTGACGGCGATCTAACCATTGTCGAGGAATTGCCAGATGACATTTCGTTTGTCACGGACATCGTGGAAAAAGTTAAAGGCACGAAAAAGCTTGCCGGTGTCGGCGTGGACGCGATCGGCATCGGCGGCATTGTCGATGCCCTCGCCAAGATTGGCGTCACGCAAGAGAATAGTCTGCTCGCCGGCGTGCGCCAGGGCATCTCGCTGATGGGCGCGATCAAGACGGTAGAGCGCAAGCTGGTGGATGGTTCGTTCAAGCATGGCGGCCAGGCGCTGATGACGTGGTGCGCCGGCAATGCGCGCATCGTGCCGACGCCGACGGGCATGCGGATTGCCAGAGATGATTCCGGCTATGGGAAGATCGATCCGCTGATGGCGTTGTTCAATGCATCGGCGCTGATGGCGACCAACCCGATGGCGCAGAAGCGGCCAGAGGTCAGATTGTTTTTCGCCTGATCAGAAATGCAGTGAGCGGCCATCTGGGGGGACAAAGGCCGCTCACGATCATGCCGTCGCTGTCGCCGGTTGGTTATCGCTGTGGTTGCGGCGGCTGATTGGGATTCGGTTTTCCCGGATTAGGGTTTTGCGGGTCCGGTTTGTTCGGATTGTTCGGGTCGTTTCCCATTGCTGTTCGCCTCTGTGTTGCCCCGCCTGTGGCAGGACAACACAGAGCGCATCACGAAAGTTCCAGCCATGTTGAACCGAGCTTACAGTCTGCTTGAAATCAAGCAGGTCGACGACGACGCGCGCATCATCACCGGCATGGCGTCGACGCCGACGCCGGACAGGCTCGAGGACATCGTCGAGCCGATGGGCGCACAGTTCAAGTTGCCGCTGCCGCTGCTGTGGCAGCACGACTCGAAGCAGCCGATCGGCCATGTCACGAAGGCCAAGGTCGGTAAGGATGGCATCGAGATCGTTGCCCAGATCGCCAAGGGTGTGACCGATGAGATCGATCGCGCATGGAGATTGATCAAGGCTGGCTTGGTGCAAGGCCTCTCGATCGGGTTCAAGGCGACCGAGACGGCGCGCATCGAGAAAACCGACGGCATCCGTTTCATCAAATGGGATTGGTTCGAGCTATCTGCCGTGACCATTCCGGCGAATAGCGAAGCCTCCATCGCCACCGTGAAATCGATCGACACTGCGCAGCGGGCCGCGTCCGGCCAGACAAAGCCGCGTCGTGTCGTTCATTTAAACCCACCCGGCGCCTCGGGATCATCACAACCGAAGTCTGCTGCCCTGGAGGGCGATATGAAAACCATTGCTGAACAGATTACAGCTTTAGAAGCCAAGCGCGCGGCGAGCGCGTCCCGCATGGAAGCGGTGATGCAAAAGAGTTTGGACGAGGATCGCACCTCGGACGCGGGCGAGCAGGACGAATTCGACAATCTTAGCTCAGAGGTCGAAGCCCTCGACAAGGATCTGGTGCGGCTGCGCAAGATCGAGCAGGCCAAGGCGTTCGCGGCCAAGGCGGTCACCAGGGTCGAGAAGTCCGAGGATGGCGCCTCGGCGCGCGGCGGATCGATCATCGTCAAGCCGCAGCCGAAGATGGAGCCCGGCCAGTTGTTTGCCCAGAAGGTCAAATGCCTGGCGCTGTCGCAGAAGGTGTTTCGCCCGGCGGAAGCCATTGCTGCCGAAATGTATGGCTCGGACAGCGCGGTCGTCGGCGAGTTCAAGGCCAACGTTCCGGCCGGCACCAACATCAGCGGCAACTGGGCGGCCAACCTGTACAGCACGGAAAGCGGCGCGGTTGCTGCGTTCCTCGAGTACCTGCGGCCGCAGACGATCATCGGTCGCTTCGGCGCCGGTGGCGTGCCGGCGTTGCGCTCGGTGATGTTCAACACGCCGATTGTCACCCAGACCGGCGGCGGCGCCGGCTACTGGGTCGGTGAGGGGAAAGCGAAGCCGTTAACCTCGTTCAACTTCGCGCGCACGACCCTGCCGCCGACGAAAGTGGCCAACATCTGCGCGCTCACGGATGAGAGCATTAGGTTCAGCAATCCAAAGTCGGACCTGATCGTGCGCGACAGTCTGGCGGCGGCGTTGCGGGAGCGGCTTGATATCGATTTCGTCGATCCGGCCAAGACGGCGGTGGCGGGTGTCTCGCCGGCCTCGATCACCAACGGCGCCGCCACGGTGGTGTCGTCGGGCGACGATGCCGATGACATCAGGCTCGATATTCGCTCGCTCTATGCCAAGTTCGCCGCGGCCAATAACCCGGTTTCGAGCGGCGTCTGGATTATGTCATCGAACAACGCGGTCGCGCTGGCGATGATGACCAATCCGCTGGGGCAAAGTGAATTTCCCAGCATGTCGATGACCGGTGGCACCCTCAGCGGCATGCCGGTGATCGCCAGCGATTACGTCACCAAGGCGATGAACATCGTCGTACTGGTGAACGCTTCCGATATCTTCGTGGCGGACGACGGCGAGATCGGCATCGATGCCAGCCGCGAGGCCTCACTGGAAATGTCGGATGCGCCGTCGCACAACTCGGGCACGCCGACCGGCAGCACGTCGCTGGTCAGCATGTTCCAGACCAACACCGTTGCGATTCGCGCCGAACGAATCATCAACTGGATGAGGGGCCGGACGCAGTCGGTCGCGTATCTCACTAGCGCTGACTGGGGCGGCCCAGTCCACACCGCCTGATCGGCTCGCGCCTGAGAGCGGGTGGGCCTCCTCCGCTCGCTCTCCTTTTTTTCGGAGATGATGCCGATGAGAATGCGCAGACTGATCACGACCAAGCCGCACAAGTACGGCACCCGGCACCTGGTCGCTGGCGAGGAATACGAGGTGCCGCCGCGGCATGCCATCGCCCTGGTCGCAGGCAAGAAGGCAAAGTTTGCCGACAACAAGAAGACGGTTCGCACCGCAAGGGTTGAGGAAAGACTCGTGCCTGATTCCGACGACAGCATCGCCGGCGCAGTCACGACCGAGGAGCCCATCGATCGCCTGCGCATGGAGGCCACGCGGCTCGGCGTCGATGTCGATCGCCGCTGGGGCGTGGCGCGGCTGCAGCATGAGATCTCGCAGGCCAAACGCTGATGCGAATTTTCGGGTTGCCGATTCCGTTTACCGGTGAGAAGCAAAAGGCGCTCAACTCGCTGCCGATGGATCGCGGCGGTTGGTATCCGCTGATCCGCGAGCCGTTCACCGGCGCCTGGCAGCGCAACCTCGAGATCAATGTCGACACCGCGGCCTCGTTTCATGCCGACTTCGCCTGCAAGACGCTGATCGCGCGCGACATCGCCAAGCTGCGCGTCAAGCTGGTCGAGAAGGACAAGAATGAGATCTGGTCGGAAACGACGAGCTCGGCCTTCAGCCCGGTGCTGCGGCGGCCGAACGATTACCAGACCAGAAATCAGTTCTGGGAATGCTGGCTTCTGTCCAAGCTGTCGCGCGGCAATACCTACGTCCTGAAGGTGCGCGACGATCGCAACGTCGTCACCGGCCTGCATGTGCTCGATCCCACCAGCGTGCAGCCGCTAGTGTCCGACGACGGCGCGGTGTTCTATCGCCTGAACAGCGACAACCTCGCCGGCATCGAGGACATCGTCGTGCCCGCGCGCGAGATCATCCACGATAGGTTTAACTGTTTGTTTCACCCGCTGGTCGGGACGCCGCCGGTGTTCGCCAGCGGCCTCGCCTCGATGGTTGCGATCAACGGGCAGAAGGCCTCCGCGCTGCTGTTTGAAAACGCTTCAGTGCCCGGTGGAATTCTTACCTTGCCCGGCGAGGTTAACCAGGAAGAGGAACAGCGGTTCAAGGAACAGTGGGAGCTGCGCTTTTCGAAATCAAACCTCGGTCGCGTCGCGGTCATGACCGGTGGCGTCAAATACGAAAAAATGACGATGACGAACACCGAAGTTCAGATGATCGAAAGCCTGAAATGGTCGGCCGAGGTGGTCTGCTCGGTTTACCATGTACCGCCGTACAAGGTCGGCGTCGGCGTGCTGCCGACCTACAACAATGTACAAGCTTTAAACGTCGAGTATTATTCGCAGGCGCTGCAGTCCCACATCGAGGAAATCGAGGAGGCGCTCGACCACTCGCTCGGCATCGGCTGGGGCGTCGGCCTGGGCACCGAGTTCGACACCGAGAACCTGCTGCGCATGGACAGCATCACGCTGGTCACCACCATTCGCGATGCGGTCGGCGCCGGCGTCATGAGCCCGAACGAGGGCCGCGCCAAGTTCGATCTCAAGCCGGTCGAGGGCGGCAAGTCGCCGTACCTGCAGCAGCAAAACTACTCACTCGAGGCGCTCGCCAAGCGCGACGCGCAGGACGATCCGTTCAAGCCGGCAACACCGCCGGCACCGCCGCAGCCAGCAACACCGGCTGCAGAGGATAAGCCAGCCGAGCCCGCACCGAAGCCGCCCGCTGCAAAGGCCGACATCGCAGCACTGTTCACGCGGGCATTGCAGGCCGTACATCGCGAGGCCGCATGATGGATGCCAGCGATATCACCGAACTTGCCAAAGGTATGGTGCCATTCGTGCGCGAATGCGTCGCCGAGGCTTACGGCAAGACCATGGTGCCGCCCGACCTCGCCGAGCAGGTGGCCATTGCCGTGCGGTTGCTGCACGAGTTGCCGCCACTCAAGCCACAAGAGCCCAGCAATTCGTAAATGTCGCAGCAGATTATCAACATCGATGAGCTGCCGCACGACGATGAGATTCGTATCTCGTTCACCAAGTGCAATAACAATTTCACCGAGCTTTACGAGGATGTCGACGAGCTAAACGAACGCATCGATCGCATTCGGATCGCGCCCGGCGGCGGCGGCGGAAGCAGCGGAAGCGGCGAAGGTAACGGCGAGCAAGGCCCGCCTGGCCCGCCCGGCCCAGAGGGGCCGCCGGGGCCGCAAGGCGATCCCGGCCCAGCCGGCGCGGACGGATCACCGGGACCAAAGGGCGACACCGGCGACACTGGACCGCAAGGGCCGCAAGGTGACACCGGCGCACAAGGCGCGCCCGGCGCGCCCGGTGCGCAGGGACCACCCGGCACAGCCGGAATCCAGGGACCGCAGGGGCCGCAAGGTGATCCCGGCCCCACCGGCCCGCCCGGTGTTGTGACTGCCGACGCGCCGCTCTCGTTGGTCTCGGGCACGCTGTCGATTGACCTGTCGGCCTACTCGACGACCGCAGCCATTGCAGGGGCCTATCAACCGCTCGACGCCGATCTGACCGCGCTCGCCGCGCTCACAGGCACCAACGTCATTTACTATCGCTCGGCTGCCGACGCATGGGCGGCGGTTACGATCGGTGCCAATCTCACATTCACCGGCGGCACCTTGTCGGCGACGGGCGGCGGCGGCGGCAACGTCAGCAACTCGGGCACGCCCACCGCCAATCAATGGGCGCAATGGGTCACGGCCACCACGATCAAGGGCGTCACCAATCTCAGCGGCCCGTTTACTGGCGTTGCGACCAACAGCAGCGCGGCGGCGGGCGAGGTTGGCGAATGCATGGAGCAGACGCGGGCATATGGTTCGCCGCTCAGCCTGGTTAGCGGAGTGCCTGCCAATCTGACGGTAAGCCCGCTGGCGCTCACGGCCGGTGACTGGGAGATTAGTGGCAGTGCGAGCGCACTTTTTACCAATACCACAACCACTAACGGTTTTCAGGCCAGCATTTCGACTACATCAGCAACATTCAACAACACCGCCGGATTTAGATTGGATACCAGCACGGCGAATTTTCACGGGGCAACGGCATCAATAAGCATCACGCCGGTTAGAGTGTCGTTAGCGGGCAGCCAAAATTATTATCTTGTGCTCAATGCCAGCTTTACCGGCGGTGGCCCGCAGAATTGTAGTGTTTACGGCATCATTCACGCGCGGCGGGTGAGGTGACACATGGCACTGACCTATGAGCAATCGGCGGAGTTGATGGAGAACGCGGTATTTCGTGGCCGCGTCAAGGTCGGATGTATTACCTATGCCCGCTATATCACCGACGAGGCCCCTACCACGCCGGCACATTCGACTCGCACCAGATGGGCGCAGCAAACCCTGGTAGCCCCAGAGGCAACGGTCAATCAGGTTACGCCCACCGTGGTCATGGATGGCGCCGTACAAGCCGATGGTGCGGAAATCACGGACGCCAATCTGCAGGTAGCGGTGGAAACTAGCGTTAATAAACTGCTTTGAGGTAGGGGCCAGGGCATGAGCGATACACCGATGATCCCGGCGCCGTCCTACACCCTCAACGAAACGCTCGGCGTCTGCCTGCGCATGTGCCAGCTGGCGTTGACCGAGGTGCGGGCGCTGGCGCGCATGCCGGGACCGCCGGGCATAACCGGGCTGCAAGGAGAGCGCGGCGAGAAGGGCGAGCGCGGTGAACCGGGCAACCCCGGCGCAATCGGTTCGCCTGGGATCGACGGCAAGCCCGGCGAGCGCGGCGAGAAGGGCGAGCCCGGTCGCAATGCCAGCGATCTAACCTTCCTGCAGGACTACGCCGCCGAGCAGGTCAGGCGGGCATTCAAGACCGCCACGGTGACCACGTCGGACGGCGGCCGCACCTTGCGCTGGGCCATCGGCGACACCGTGCATGAGATCAAGACCGCGGTCGTGCTCGATGCCGGCGTCTGGAAGGAAGGCGCGAACTATGCCGCCGGCGACGGCGTCACCCTGGGCGGCTCGTTCTTCATCGCCCAGGCCGAGACATCAGCCAAGCCCGGCAAGTCCGATGACTGGCGCCTGGCCGTCAAGCGCGGCAGCGATGGCCGCGACGCGCGCACGGATGAAAAACGCGCGCTCGAGCCGCTCAGGTTGAAATAATGCATTCCATTCTCGAAATTCTCAGCGAGGCGACCGACAGCGCGGGGCCTGACCTGATCAGCCTCGAAGACGTCAAGCTCGCGCTCGGCATCGAGGGCACCGACGAGGATGCCGCGTTGCAGGCCGCGATCACGATGCAGTCACGGCTCATTGCAGAGTATTGCAACCGCCGTTTTGGGCTCGCGGAGGCGATCGAGACCTTCACCCTCGACCACAATGAATATCTGCTGGAACGGCAGGCGCTGACCCTGTCGCTGTATCCGGTGGCCGAGGTGGCCGAGGTCTCGACCGCAGGCGCCACGGCGGCCGACTACGACTTTGATCCCGCCAGCGGGCGGCTGTGGACCGGCGGCCAGTGGGGTGGGGACACGATCGCCGTGCTCTATTCCGGCGGCTACGACCTGCCGGAAGAAGCACCGGCGCGGCTGCAGCAGGCGGTGATCCAGGCGGTCAACGACGGCCGCACCACCGGCGCGCGCGATCCCGGCATCCGCGAGGTGCAGCACGGCGATACCCGCGTCTCTTATTTCACGCCGTCGCTGTCGACGGCCTCATCGGGATATCTGTCGGCGGTCGTTGTCGATCTGATCAAGCCGTATCGGCGCCTGCATGTCGCGTAGTCCAGCGTTCTGGTCGGTCCCGCGCGAATGGCCGGGCGAGACCGTGTTTATCGTCGGCGGCGGGCCGTCGGTGCTCGGCGTCGACCTCGAGGCGCTGCGCGGCCGGCGCGTGATCGCGATCAATTCCAGCGTCTACAAACTGCCATGGGCCGACATCCTCTATTTCGGCGATTGGCGCTGGTGGGCCGAGCCGGTCAATCAGGCAGTGGTG